CATACTGGAAAGCATACTTTCCGACTTATTCAAAATTTCAGGATTAATCATAATTATTGATGCATTATCATGCAAAACAATGATAACCCTTTTTAAATATCCAACTTGGTTTCCTGCCAACCCAATACCACCAGATGATAGCATTGTTTCAACCATATTGGAACAAATTGACCTTAGAGTATCATCAATACTTGCAATTCTTGTTGCTTTTGTTCTTAACTTTTTATCACCCTCCTTGAGTATCTCCATACAAAAAATGCGGGTAACTTATATATTCCCACATTAACTGTATTTTACAAAGCAATCCATCTCTCGTTGTTAAGTGTCCATTTCACAACATCAGCAATACGTTCTTTAACAGATTTTGCTGGAGTCCATCCCATTGCCTTCATTTTTGACCCATCAAGTGCATAACGTAAATCATGACCAGGACGTGAAGAATGAAAGTCTATAAGTTCATATAACAACTCCTTTTCAGTAAATTGATTGCCAATGATTTGTGCAACTTCAAGGTTGTTCAGTTCTTCAGATCCAACAATATTAAACTTGGGACACTTTGCACCACCCCAAACATACTGATTTATTTGTTTTTTACCAAGAAGAAATAGTAATGCAGATGCTACATCTTCAGCATGAATATAATGACGTGACCCTGGAATTGTTTTTGTTGAGTCACTATGGATTTGAATAGTTTCACCATCCCTAACTTTACGGATACTCATAGGAATGAACTTTTCTGGGTGTTGACGCTGCCCAAATACATTCATTGTATGAGTAATATAAACTGGAATCCCGTAAGTATTCTCATATGCTACACAAAGCTCTTCTCCACCTGCTTTAGTTGCACTATATGGGTTGGTTGAGTTATATCTATCATTTTCTTCATATTTAATTCCGTCAGGTGCAGGTCCAAACACCTCATCGGTACTAAAATACACGAAACGCTCAAGATTATCAATAGACCGCGCAAATTCAAGAATATTACACGTCCCCACCACATTATCCAACACAAATTCCATTGGATAGATGATGCTACGGTCAACATGAGATCCAGCAGCAAGATGTAGAATGTAATCTACATTCCCAATCTCGGATTTGATAAGTGGGTTAAGCTCTGCCTTTAGATCATGAAATACAATATTAACACGCTTGCGGGTTTCTTGATCAAAGTCAGTCATCAGAAGATCATGAAGACGATTCAGATTACCACTGTAATCCAATCTATCAAGACTTACAACTTCCCAATCAGTTGTCTTTAAGATTTGACCAATCAAGTGGTGAGCAATAAAACCAGCACCACCAGTTATTAATACACGTTTTGCCATTAATCTAATATCTTTTCAAAGCATACACTGTTAAATTTACCAATAATATCCTTAAGTGTCAATTTTGTATGGTATCTATGAATTTCAACGTCGGTGACAATAAAGAATTCATCACGAATAAGCGTATGTGGATCATCACAATTTCCCCACATTGTTTGCTCTTTGGTGCATCCCAAATATTTTACAGTATTGCCAACCTCAAAGTTCACAATTTTCCCTCAACAATTCCAGATCCTACAACTCTTGAATAAAGATGTAATGTTCCCTCTTGTTCACACTTAAGATGCCAACGTGTCATTTTAAGAACTCCATCATAAGTTGCCCCAGTTAAAAAACCTTTACCAGTATCTTTTCGGGTAGAAGTAAAGAGTCCATAACGTGTTTCATGGATGCTAAAAGCATCATCAATCCACTCAATCTCTTGGTTTTGTTTTGAATTTTTTGAACTTTGTTCCTCCATCGTTTTTATATCGTTGGATGTAGTTTGTTCTGTAGTCATCGTAGGGGAAATATGCGAAGTGTTTTGTATTTTCCTTTATTCCATTAGAAATCCAACTTAACCCATAGGGGAAGACTTCATGAAATGGTTTTGGATCTATTAAAGAAGTATCAGTATTTACTCTCTTTTTAATCATATACTATCTTCATAAAATTTATTCCACTCTTCTTGATTATCTGTAACCTCAGCATAGACTGGAATCTTTTCCACTACCAACTCTTTTTGATCCCCAACTTCATTATAAACAATAGAAGCAAATATCCTTGCAAAATCAGCAAGCATCTGTGGATCTTCAGCAACTACATTCCAATCAATTGGATCCCATTCATTCTCTTCTTCAAGAAGAACATAAAGAGTTTCATTATCAACATAGAATGTTGAATCATACTTTTCAGAATAGAACTCTTTCATACTGCCAATGCTCCAGAGGGAATCTCAACCTTTTCGGGTTGCTTATCATCATCAAACTGATTCATATTTGTGCAAACCCATTTGTTATTGACGGTCCAGATGTAAGCATACTCTTCATTGTTCTCTTTAGAGAGAAAATCAAAGATATTTTCATCATAACGAGGAGGGCAATCTTCACCACGTTCTGAATAGTATTGAGGACCGTATTGATCTTTCTTATGTGTCTTACCATTCTCATCTCGGAAGGTTTCATCGGTCCAACAAACTGACATGTCTCCACCATCAATCAGCTCTTCTACTTTCTCCTTTGAACTGTAGTGTGTGTTAAGAACTTTACCCAACCAAGTAGGATAACCATCCCAATGATGATAAACAGAAAGAATAGAGTCATCTGAAAGTTGAATGCCGATGCGTGAACGTGTTCCCATTTTATGTAGGGGGGAGATGGAAGTGGTAGTCTCGTTGACTACCTTGTAATTATAATGCAATCAGACGGTTCTGAAACCCGTTCTGTGCCACTTCCGATACTGCCACACCTTCTTTATCACTCATATACAGATCATATAGGATATCTTCACTCTCCCGTGCTTCAATTTCATGTGGTTGATCCCAATAATCGTACTTTTCAACGGGTTCTTGTGAATAACACATTTTTCCATATCGAAAACGCAGAGAACCACTTACCCATTGTGCTAGATGGGTCAGTTCATGAAAAAGAGTTTTTATATACAACTCATCACACATATGAGATTGAATCTCAATTAGGAAGTGTCTGGGACGATTTAAGTCTCCAGTAACATCACAATAACCATAAACACCCTCACGTTTCATGCCACGATGAATGATATCAACATCAATTTTATGCCTTGGATAATACTTATTCAGAAACCAAAAAACAACATTTTTACAGGTAATTTTTGAATAACCATACCCAGAATAGAAGAGCGTGGACATTTGATGGAGAGAATAAACTTTTTGACTACCTTTACAGTTTAAGTCAATTCCCGTTAAATGGGTGGATAGTATGACACTTCTTAATCTGTTACAGTTTCTGAGATTCCATACCAGTAACCTCAACACCTTTAACCATCATTTTCATCATAGCTTCTTGTGCTGCCTCTATACTAAAATAGCAGGCATACATGTGCCTGCTATCAAATTTGTATCCAACTTTATAGAACTCATTTGAATATCTACTTTTCATTTAAAATACTAATTTCTTTTTGATATTCGGCAAAGATGCACAATAAAGGATCATGTCTATCTTTATTGGGATTAGGAATTCTGATTACGATATAACGCTCACAGATAAACTTGACAAAACATCTCTGATTTCTATAGAGAACTTCCATCCCCTCAACAAACATTTGTCACATCAGCAATGAACATCCAGTCACCAGGTTCTTCAGAATCAACTACAAATTCCTCAAAAAGTGCGTGAGCATCATCAAACTGCTCATTTTCAGCCAACTCTTCTAAACGTTCACAGTAATACTGCTCAATTAGATAGATGTTATGCTCTCTTTCAAGTTTCATAGAAATGCTCTCTCTAGGGGGTTTAAATTTAACTGCATTGCAGTATATGGAGTTGTATCTTTAATATCTACCACATTACCCTTCTTGATAAAGTTAATGGGAGACAAATACTTTTTCTTTTTAAAATCATAAAATCCCCAAACTGATTTAGGTGCTTTATCAGTATAAGAGAAACTGCCATCATTGACAATACAAATACGATGAATATTACTTTGAAATTGCTCAACTTCGTAGTGATATCCATCAGGAGATTCGTGAATAAAATCAAATGGAAGTTCTAACATATCAGGTAGTAAATGCATCCACGATTCCACACTCTTCATTGTCATTTGACAATTCAAATCTTAGTGCAGTAGCAATTTTGGGAGCAATTAAGTGTTGATATTTTTCAGTTTCTTCACCTTCAAAATCTTTTGCTCCTGCTGATAAAATGTCAAAACATTCATCATCATCTTCAGCAACTACTGAAACAATTCCACCATATTCTGAGGAAGGAAATGGAACCCAGTAATCGACAAGGTAAATGTATTTCATTGATTTGTGTTAGTGTCCTTTGAGAAGTGTAAGTAATTTATGCAGGTAACTGCATAACCAATAATAGCATTTTTAGTCTTGGTTGTAAATAGATTTATTACAAGCAAGACTCAACTGTCTCTGTAACTCATATTTGAATGAGATCAGTCTCGTAAATAGAAAAGGTTTCCATTCATTGTCCTGGAGTAAAACCTCCAGTTCATTAACCTTTTTAAGTGATGTAGTTAAGATTTCTTCTTCAGTCATTTGTAGAACCGTAGATAATTAAAGCGATACAAATAGCAAGGACTGGAACAACAATCCACCAAAATTGAATAAACAACCATGTCAATAGCATAATAACTGCTATCATAAACCATCCAGACATGCTATCATCAGATGAAGATCTTCCAGAAGATACTTCTCTTAGGTTGCTGATTTGTTCTGCACCATAAATTGTTTCAAACTGACCCATTGCACCATGAGGAGTGTTTGATTTGACTTCAAGTTCTTGCCAACCATCTGATTGACCTAACCAACAGTCTGCTCTCCAAGTTGCCATGACTCTTATGCGTATGTCATTATTATACTCACCAAATCTAGGATTCAGGTAGCGTGATGGACACTAGGACAACTGTCACTAATCGGTTGAGTAGTTATCAAAAATTCCACTATCACCCTCTTTACGGTTTTCAAGTTTATCCAAAATAGAATCTGTACTAATAACGCTATCGATCTTACTGATCATATCTGCAATTACACTACAAACTAAAGATCTTTCGGTTCTTGCAGCATAAGCAAGTGCATTGCGAAGTGATTGTTGAGCCTCAGACAAAGACTCTTCTACTTGTCTACCTAATGCCATAATTCATTCCAATGATTTACAATTGTTTGTTGCTTTTTTTGATGGTTTTGGTTTAGAAACATTCAAATTATCAATACAATATGTTAAAGAACTGTTTAACTTGCGTATTTCCTCATAAAGGTTGTAATTATCTTTTTCGAGATAAGATAACCTTTCCAAAATTTCTTCATATGGAGAAAATTCTTCTTCATATTCATTTTTATAACTATCATTCATGAAGCGAAAGTAGAGGTCGTCATAGTAATCAACTACTTCTCTTCTCACTAATTTAATTCGAGCAATTGCAGTACGAATTAACTTTTTCATGAAAGTTTAGCAATTGAATATATCATAACATAAAGAGATGTGTAATACAACTAAGAATCTGTCTCATCTCTCATCTTTTTTAGCATTTCATCCATTTTCCTATTGCTAATATAATTTGTGATTGGATTTTTAGGATGAAACTTAATGAGATAATATAGACGTAGAGTGTTTATACGTGCTAATTGAGTTAGAAGTATGATGTAAAATCCAACATTTTTATCAACTGTCATCATATAAAGGACGACAGAAAATACTATTAGTAGCGTATAATAATAGTACATTATTTAAATCCCCTTGAAGATTTAATATCCTCAACACTAATACATTTTAAATTTTTTAATCTACAATTATTAAACCAATACAATTGTAATTGTTCCCAACTCTCAAAGTATTTTGATTTATTATTTTCAGAATGGACTTTATAGTGATGCCTATCGTAAGGTGCTGCTGAAGTGCATGTAAATTGAGTAATTTTTGGGGTCATTTAATTCCACCTCAGAGATTTAAGATAGTTTAGCACATCGTCACGAACATCCATAAGTTCATTAAAGCACTTTTGATTATGAGCACATCCTCTAAGTTCGGAGTCTGGTTTGCTGACAGATTCAATGAACAAATCTAACCCTCTATTCCATTTCTCTTGTTTATTTTCAATGTCTTCAATGCCAAGGCTATTTTGATCTTTCATTTAATGACTCCAGTTTTCTTTAGATAATAAAGAGTTTCTTTTAATCCACCAATATGGTTATAACCCAATGCAACTTGTGGGTATGTTGCTTCTGGTCCAAATTCTTGTTCAAAATTATTTTGTGTGAAGTGTTTGTTTAGTTTGTATTCTAAGTATTCCCCACCCAAAGTTTTTAAGAGTGATGCTACTCGTTCACACTCTTGACTCCCATTGCTGTAGATAGTTGCTGTTTTCATTTATCTCCTTTATACGTAATAGTTATTTGATTATAAACTTCATCTCTATTGTCACTATTGTAGACATGACAACGTTCTACTTTAGCATCCAATAGTTTCTCAATATTATTAAGTTGCCATTCAGCAGCATACTTTTTAAATCCATCATTCATCCAAGTCTTATTAGATCCTGGTGTGTTAAAGTCATCCATTATTCAATACCTGGTGGGAAAGTGTCAATTTCAGTCAATTCATAGTCCCAATCTTCCATGACTGTATTAGCATAGAAACGATCAGAAAGCATTTCAAGTTCTTTCTCAGCATACTCCCTGGTGGGTGCTTCCAACCAAATATCAATCACCTTACCAAGTCTAAGTTTCTTGATATCTAACTCAGACAATCGTCTGCTACCATCTCTCACAGCATTGCCAGGAGAGTCATCCACCTGTGATCGTAGTCGGATGAATACCAATGCTTTAAATTTCATTTTTAGATTTTATCCAGCAAGGTTTACATAACGAATTTTTGTATCTTTTTTCGGACTGGACATAGCATCCAACCTGAGGGCATTGATTCGCTGGAAACATTTTACCACATCCAACGCATTTTGTCTCCCACATCTTCATAATGTTCTCTCAAGTCTATTCGTTGCTTGATCTGGGAAGTCTCTGGGACGACTATCAGTAGCATTATCAGTCTTAGGAGAACCTTCATTCGCCTTCATAGTATGCTGATAGTTAGGACGTGGATATCTGATACAAAATGGGTCAGGCATCCAATATGTTACCTGCCATTCCTGTTCAGGACATAACTCAAGATGCTTCTCTACACTATGAGAGAAAATACCAATTTGGATGTATCCATCGTGACTTACACATCTACCATTACCAATGTCAACTAGGAATAGCATCTTACTACTCATAGTGCTTTTTGCTCTGGATTAAGATTTTTCACGAATTGCTGAGGATCCTTTTCTGACTTGTGTACCCAATGATAGCGCATCATCTCGTAAATAGGGTTCCACATGGCGATACAGACATAATCAGTCACGTTGCCTCCAATCATCAGGTTTATCTCTTTGAAACCAATCGTTAATATCTTCAGCACTATCAAACCCCGTTTTATGATTGGATGGATCGGGGTCTCCTAAACCCATCCTATTCAGAAAATCGTCGGTACTACCTTCCTCAATATCTTGTGCTGCTTGGCGTCTTGCTTGCTGCAACCAATCCCTAGCAAGTGTATGAGACTTAGCCAGTTTTTCTGCCCAGATCATGTCATTTAATGGGACACTTTCTTTATTTGCGATACATCTACAGATAGACTCTAATCTAAGTCGGTAAGCAGTAGAAAGCATGTTAATCTCGTAGTTTTTGTTGTAGATCTGAAACACGTTGATACTCATCAAGAGCACTTTCCGAACGATATTTAAGAATAGATTGAATATCTTCTAAGATAATCTCTGCATCAACATAGTCATCAAGATATTTATCAATCGCATCTTTAAGATAACGTAATCTATGCCACTCGGGACTATAGGGTTTGTAGTTGGACATAATAAAAGGTAAGTATATGGCAAATATACGCTAAAACTCAAAATATGTCAATAATTATTTTTCTACTTTCCAATGACCATTACCAATTTTAGGAACCCAAAAGCAGTATTCTTTATTGAGGGATGTTAGAAAAAAGTGCTCAACTCCATCAATAATCTTCTCTTGTTCCACAATACAAGTATGAAATAGTCCCATATTGTTAGCAAAACGATTTTTTGCTTTACTAGAAATAGGAGTCACGCAAACACGCTTTAGTTTTGTCATAGTTTTTTCTGAATGATCTTAGTATAGAGTAAAAGTCCTACTTTTTTTTCTTCCTTGTGCCAGTTTTTTGTTTGGACTTTTTCTTATGCTGTTCAATGAAGTTTAATGCAGACTGACGATTACGACAGACCTTTAATTGAGATCCCTGATGAATAATCATTAATTTTACATCACTTCCACTCATAGGAATTGCTGCATACATCTCAGGATCATCATACTTCCCAACAATAAAACCCATCTCTACAGGTTTAGAATCAAGAATTGAACTATTATTATGCTTTATTTTCATCCCCAATTCTCCATATATTCATCAAGTGTATAATATTCACCAGTTGAGGTTTCTTCAATTAACTCTTCTAAAGTCATTTCTATCAAGTCCTCATGATATTCTTCAGTTGTTTGATCATTTTCAGGATCAAAATCATCATGGCAAAGATAATCCCACTCTGCACATAATGCATCAATTAGTTGTTCTTTAGTGTAGTTCATTTTCTGATCTCCGAAATTGCAGGTTGTCCCTGATTGAACACGACATCTACAACTGCCTGAACTTTACGGGCAGTAGAGATGCCAACCTTGTCATAAGTAGGAATACAAACAAGTCCAAAAGTCTTAGACTTGTCACCAATACGGATGACACGTCCAATAGACTGACTGATACCAATGTAGTCCATGTTACGCATGAAAATGACTGCTTCAAGACCTGAAACATTCATACCCTCAGACAGAATACTGTGGTGAATCACAACAAACTTTTTCTCAGTATCTTTACCCCATGCATTCAAAGTATCAAAGAATACCTCACGATTGACTTTCTTACCATCAATGATAGGACCAGTCTTAGATGTAATAACCATCCAAGAATAACCACGCTCATCAAGCTCAGAACAAAAACTGGACTGAGAAATAAGTCCTACAATCTGCTTTGTAGTGCGAGCACAAATTAGCGTTTTTCTAATATCATTGTCATCAATAGTTTCTAGGAGATTGTCAGAGTCTTCTGCAAATACAACTTTACGTCCCTTGACCATAGGAAGTTGCTTCACAACAACTTTAGGGGGAAGAATATAACCTTGTTCAACAAGCTCAGGTGCAGGAACATTGCATAGAACCTGCCCATAAACATCACCCCAGTTCATTCCTGGTTTTTTGAATGTAAGGGAGTGCTTTGGAGTTGCCGTAAAGAAATAGCAACGATCTGCATCATGAGAGAAGAACTCAGTAGCAGGAAAGAAGTTACGCTTTACACTGTTATGTGCCTCATCAAAGTAAATTGAATTGACCTCAATGTCTGCCTCCATGATGCGATGAAGAGAATTGTAGGTAGTAAATATGATAACATTCTCACCCATACTACGGGCACAACTTGCATAAAGATGAATCTTGTCTGCTTTGGTGGTGCTAGTGTAGTGAGTTTCGCCACTGTGAACGTGCATCACATGCAGATATGGATCACTGTTGTTAGGATCAATAATCTCCATAAACTCAGAACAGAGTTGTTCTGCCAACAAAATGCGTGGAGCAACAATAACTGTGGTGGTGCCATTACTGATTTCGTTCATGGAATTTTGAACGTCAGAAATCATGGTGAGAGTCTTGCCCGCACCTGTTGGCATGATGAGTTGACCCTTGGCATACGCCAGCATACGGTCACATGCGCGTTGCTGATGAGGACGAAGGGTGATGGTCACAGATGTCATTGACTTGATACAGTTATTATAAGGGAAAACTGGTCCCCATAGGGGATTCCTGTGACACTAGAAAAACTGGTCTAGGGTCACTTCAGCAGGGGTTCCATCAAAACGGTAATGGTATGTTAGCGCATCTGCCTTTACATAATGGGGGTGACTTGGATTAACGCCAAGACGTTGACACAATTCTATATGATTATCTTCTTGAAATTCTATTACATAAAGCATGTTATCTAACACATGCATCTCATCATGATATTGACATAAAAGTTCTTTGAGTCTGATAGAAAAATTACCAGATCCTGCACAAAGATCTAAAAACTTTGCATCAGGATTTTGTAACTTTTCTAAAGGAATTTGATCAATCATTTCATTAACAAGACTTGGAGGAGTAAAGACTTCTCCAGTATTATCAATTCTATTTTTTGACCTTACAATATTAGACCCAATATTTTTTACCTCAGTTTGATTTTTTAGCATAGTAAGGATTGGGAATGACATTGAGCATTGAACAAACTGTACGGAATCCACCGCTGAGTTGACATGCTTCACGGTAAGTATTTGCTTCGTCTGAGTTCAAGAATTCTACTATAGCACAACCCTCCTCTTCACTATCAACCAGTAAGTACATACTATTATCAGTTGCACCATACTTACCATCATCATAATAGGGGTAAAAGTTACCACCTTCTTTAAAAATTACTTTTTTTTGTTGATAGTAAGGTTGAGGTTTCTTATCATAAACAAACTCAGGTTCTCCATCTGGAGTTGTTTTGTTTACATTGACATAGCAACCCTCAAAGTAAACAGTTGGATCAAACTTATTTGGATTCTTTTTATCTTTGAACCTAGGAGCACGTCCAACTTTAGCAGTCAGACGGGGAATAGATGCGTCAGTATTGATATACTTCTTAAGAAGATCAAGGCTATGATTGGGAATAAAAGGATAGTCACGGAAATCTACATCAATCCACTCATTAGTGTCTTGAAATCTTACCTTTGTAGCACTAGTTCGTTCTTCTTTCTTGTAAGAATACCAATCATAAGGAGTGGATGCATTGAAAACTTTACTTCCTTCCTTAGAAGAATGAATAGAAAGTTTTTCAACTTGAACATCACGCATCAAATAATGACGGGCATTATTGTCTTTCCTAAGACCAGGAGGATGAACCATAATTCCATATCCACCTTCTTTCAAGAGATTGTAACCAATCTCAGCAAAATCTCCATAAGAAGATTTACCAGTCTTATGAGAGTTGATTGAATATGGGGGATTTGAAATCACACCATCAAATTCAACTTTACCCATAACATCCTCCAAGTTGGCAATAATGTTGATTTTCTTGCTCAGACATTCTACCCTAAAACGGTGCGTTTGACAAGACTCCCAGACCCACAAATTTTCGGGGCGGATACCTTTATGTTCAATTAGATAAGCACTTTGCGATCCAGAGGGGTCACAAATCAAAAGAATTTTGTCATCAGATTGAACATAATCATCACACATTTCCGATAGGAGAGTGAAAGGAATTCCACGCTGATCTTGAGAGGAAACTGATAGCGTATCCAAAGTATTAGCGAGGGAGTTCTTAATAGAAATATCAATATCTACCGATGCTTGAGAAAGCCGATAGAGAAATTTGTTGCTGTCAATGAGTTTCTCATCAATGCAACGCTGAATGATATTTTCATAATCACCAGTCACACTCTGATAGTAATTGCTATTGAGAATCATTTCAATAGAGTTTGCAGAATTTCCTTCCCGCAGTTCATAAAGAATTACAAGAGGAATAGACTCCAAAATAGACTTAATTGTCTCTTTTTTGCGATGCAGTTCCTTGTTAGAAACAGGTGTGTTTTCTAGATCCTTTTTTACATTGGTTTTTCCGTTTGCATCATTATCATTCACCTCAACGTCTTTTACAACATTTGAAGTAGAAGATTTAAGGTCCAAGTTCAGATCAAATTCTTCTAGTTTGTTGAGATCAATATGATAGCAAGCACTAGAAATCAGTGAGCGAGTATCACCAATGTCACAAGCAGTGATTTCATTAATCTTATCTTGTGTCATTTTTGTGTATCCTTTGCACCACTCACTAATAGCAACAAAATCCAAAGGAGTGAACTTTGCAAGTTCAGGATTACTATCACATGCCATTGAGTATGCAAGACGAAGAGATTCTAGACACTTTTGTGGAGAATATTCAATGACTCTGTAATCATGATCACCAGATCCACCACGCGATGCACCTTGAATCCAGAACTCAGTAGATTTACCCTCAGAGCAATTGATAACAGTATCAATCTCTTTTACAGTCACTCCAAGAACATTTGCCCAACGGGTAATGATCATGGTTTTAGTATTTTCTGCAACATGCTTGCGAATCATATCCGCATCAACATTAGCATCTCCAATTGCAACTAGAGGAGCATAATCTTTGATGTAAGGTGCAATCAATTCACATGCTTCTGCACTAGGCATCAAAAGATATGCATGTTGAGTTTGATTCATCAAACGATCTTCACTTTTGCGAATATGACGTTGAGTAGAGAGACGATTGTAAACAAAATCAATAACAAGATTCTCATGAGCAAATTTACCATCTTCAATGGTAAAAGTATTCTTCATTGCATCAGGAGAATCTCCATAGATTTTGCGATATTCATCAGACTCATACTTTGTGAGGACTACGTTTAGTTTTCCACGATGAAAAATTCCACGTTTAACATCAAGTTGCTCATCAAAATAAGAGTAGATGAAGGTATTATCCTTAGTAAACTCTGGTGCCTGTTTGAATGCAGTACCAGACGCATACATGCAGGGAACTTCACTTAGAAGATCACGAATGTTATTCCATTGCTTACCAAAATATCCGATGTGACATTCATCATAACAAAGGAAATCTACCTGAGAAAGACTCTCAACCTTACGAATCAAACCTTGAATTGTAGACCACAAGACTACTTGTGTTCCTTCAACTTGAGACCAGAACTCAAGCTGCTCTTCCCATCCCTTATCAGAAAGGCAGATATATTTAATGTGATCAAATTCTACAAATCTTTTACTATCTTCTTTCCAAGATTGCTCAGGAGATTTACTCCGTGAAACAACAAGGGAAACTTTGAAATTACGATCTACAATGTGAGAAAGTACCATTGCAGATTTTCCTGCACGGCATTTTGCCCACAGAAGAAAGTCAGCATATTCTTTACTTGCCTTTTGAATAAAATCTTTTTGATATGGACGCGGAGTAAAATTAATTTTGTCAGTAACAATCCCGTCAAGAGAAAACTCCTTACGGCACATTTCTACAATAATTTCTTCAGTGTATGAGTGATTGCCACGAAAAGCAAAAACTTCGGAATGCTTTTTAGAAAAAGGAATATTCTTAAGAAATATATGAATATCATGGTCGCGACCACTGAAGTTCTTAAAGAAAGCAATAACTTTATAATCTCCACTACCATCTGGAGACATTGCAGCAAGCATTGCCCTTGCTTTGGAATGATCTCCCATTGAAAGACGACCATTCACAAAATCTTGTTCAGTTTCACCACATCCGATAATTAGATGAGGAGTCTTAAAGTTGGGAATGATAAAGTAGATGTTCTTCATAAAAGCCTAGATGATGGTTATCAACCCTGACAGAGTTATTGTACTGGAATACGTGGGGGTCTGTCAAGAGACCCGTAAGGCATTCAAGACAACTTCAGTCAAACGAACACCCCAGTTCATCATGAGCATGAAAGAACCCACGAAAATCAGTTTCTCAGTGCTTGAGAAACGCATGGTACTGCATTGTAAGTCAACCTAGTATAAAGTCCCTTACAGAGGATTCTGGAGGGACTGGGACACTTTCTAAACTGGTCTATCAAGTGGAATGTTTTCTTTTATTAAATTAATCAGATCTTTATTCTTTGATGCAACACCTAATCCAAAAGTATGAGTAAAGTTTAATTTTGGAAGATCCAATTCTTCAAAAAATCTCTTGACTCCATATTCATTTCCGTTTATATTATCAACCATTGTGTCATGGAAAAGAATAACAGCATCATCAGATAGAAACTTACTCCAAGTTTCATAATCATTTTTTATTGATTCGTATGCATGATCACCATCAATGTGGAGAATATCTATTTCTTTATCCCACTCTTTTGCAATATCATCAAAATATCCTTTGATGAATGTAAGATTGTCTTTGAGAAATAGTTTTTCTTGCTTTGATAAAACAAATGGATATAAACTAGGATCTCTTTCTCCTGCATATTGATCACCTTCAAAAGAATCAATACCATAAACATGACCAATTCTAGGAATTGCAAACGCAAATGAAGAGAATCCGTGGTCAACACCAAGATCTACAGTAATTTTTGGTTTAACTGTTTTTACTAACCATTCAGCAAATCCCCTATGTCCCCTCCAACAACTATGCAAATCATCTAGATTAGTCAAAAATAATTTGTCAATTGCTTGTGTTCTTTCCGCAAGTGCTTTAGTCTCTGGTGAAAAACTAGATGCAAATACTACAAGATCGCTGTTCTGTAGATAAATGCCCAGATGTAAAATATGAAGAAAGGATTGTTCGACATATTCAGAACCCATCTGAATAGATTCACTTAGACTATGAATTGCATAATTGACTGAGTTTTGAAATTGTCCAATTTGATAGAATAATTTACTACAATCTTGAAATATAATTGGTCTAAAAGTATTGCTATAAGGCTTACTATTAGATAAAAACTTTGAACCATAATCTAGTGCTAATTCATAATTTTCAACACTATTATAGTGCTTAAATATAAACCAAATGAAATACCAATTTGTTGGATCTTTTTTATGCTCCCTTTCACATAAAGAAAGATAAAAAAGTTCTTTGTCTACTGTTTTATTGATATCCTTGATTATTTTTACAGTAGTTTCTACAAAAACTTCATTCTCAAAATCTTTTGATGGTATAAAGATGGGATGTTCGTGAACAGCATTTTTCCAAGTATAATTTTGAGTCCTATGAAATCTTATATGAACTTCTTTTGATTCCTTTTCTTCATCACCAATCTTATCAAATCTTTTATGTTTGAAGGATGTAAATTGGTCTTCAAGAGGGGTAAATCCCTCAGGAGAAAACTCTTGAATATCTTCATTAAAATCTAAACTTAATGCCCAGTCAGTTTTAACATATGATAAAGATTTATTTCTTGCCTCGGAAAAGTCAAATTCTTCTCGAGACATTGGATGTTCATGAACAGTAATTCCAGCATTTCTCAATCTCTCTACAGTATTATCTGTACTTCCAGTATCTACTACAACAGTATCTGAAAATAATCTTGAAGTTTCAATAAATCTATCTACGTTTTTTTCTTCATTTTTGCAGATGGCATAAAGAGTTATGTTCATATGTATTTCTCCCAATTAATGCAAGGTGATAAAAAGTTTCCATGACAATGAGTACAATATCCTGGAATTGGTGATGCCAAATAATTTCCTTTTCGACTCAGTTCAATGAATTTGATGTGATCATTTGAAGGTTCAACATTTGTTGAATGTTTTTTATGAATTTCAAAGTCTTCTAATAAAGTTCCAAATCTAGTTGCAAAAGTATTTGTTGTTGATGGAACTGGCTTCCAGTGAGAATTTTCTGTAACTAAGATCTTAGACATTAGATCTTTATACATTTCTTGATACTTATCGCCATGATCATACAAAGTTACATATTTTACTGGTAGGGTAAATCCTTCTAGTAAAATATTTGCCCAATTATCTTTATGTAAGTAATCATCTTCTAGAAAATAGATAATCGTATCTTCATCAAAATTTTTAGACTTTATTATATCTAAAGTCTTGAGAAAACTTTTTGATTCTTTACCTGCTTTGATTCTTATAACATCTTTCTCATCTTTCAAGAAAGTATCTTCAATCTTCCCATACGTCTCATCATAGATTATTGTATAATTTACTAAATTTGGATCTAAAGTTCTCTTAAAGTTTAAAAATGTCTTTTCTTTATCCCACCAACTGGGTCTAGATCTTGATGGTTGCTCTTGCAATTTAGAGTAAAAGCAATGACGTAAAAATACTTCAATTTTTTTCATATATTAAATCTATCAAAATGCATAACGTTTGGTGTACTCTATGTATTAGAGATCTATTTCTTCAATTGCAGCACTATGATTAAGACTAATGTCAAAATTCTTCCAATTATATCCACCTCTAAATGTTGTTACTGGAGTTAAAGATGAATTATTTGTTAAGTTGCCAAGACCGCTGTATCCCCAGGTCCATAAACTTCCATCACTCTTAGTTGCAATATTACAAATACCTCCAAGTTTTACATCTTTCCAAGTATTTCCTCCACCAAAAACTTCAATTGGAGTGTTGGCAAAAAGTGAATTAGAATTAACTGGTAGGACATATGGTATTCCGCTATATGAATTAGTGTCACTGGAGACTCCATTTCTTCCCCAAAAAAACATTTGTCCCTGTTTTGATATTGCGCCAGTAGCATGTAGACCAGAACTAACTTTTTTCCAATTATTTTCACCATATGCTACCTGAGTTGGAGTCAATCTTTCAACACTACTGTGTGATAAGTTTATGCCAAGTTCTCCACTAGCATTCGATCCCCATGCCCATAGAGTACCATCATCACGAATAGCACTTGATGACTTAAATGACGCAGAAATTGCTGGTGGAATATGTTGTGGAGAGCACCAATTACTGTCTGAATACTCTGTTTGAATTGGGGTAGTCAGGTAAGCACTACCATAAGACAAATAATTTCCAGATTGACGTTTATTATTTTTCCCCCACGTCCATAGGGTTCCATCAGTTTTGGTTGCCCAAACATAACTATCATTTCCCACACCACAATAACAATTTTCCCAATTATTACCACCACCAAATGTAGTTACTGGTGTATATCTTCTTTGATATGTGCTGTAGAGAACACCAAGTTGACCCACGCTATTTGCACCCCAAGTCCACAGAGTTCCATCTGTTTTAATTGCTACAGTAAAATCATGACCAGTACAAACACTTTTCCAATTATTACCACCAGCAAATGTAGTTAGTGGTGTCATAGATAAGGCAGTGGAGTCGTCATTTCCTAATACACCAAAACCCCATCCCCATAAAGTACCATCCTTAGCAATAGCGTGCATATGATTAGAGTTGTGTCCTGTAGAAAGAACTCTCCATTGATCCGAACCTGAGAATAATGTTACTGGAGTTGATTCGTTTTGATACATTAAAAAATTATTCCTTCCCCAACTCCATAATTGCCCATTATTTTTTAAAGCAAAAGTGGCATATTTATTGCAAGTAACTTGTTTCCAATCATTTCCACCAGCAAATGTAGTTACTGGTGTATAAGTGTGAGTAGTAAGATCTAATTTATTAATTCCAAGACCTCCTCCATATCCCCATGTCCATAGGGTTCCATCAGTTTTGATTGCTGCCATATGGTAATTACTAACTGAAACTTGTTTCCAAGATCCTCCATTATGCACTTGTGTTGGAGTGACTGAATCTGTTGACGAATTTGTTCCAGATATTCCATAATTGTTATTTAATCCCCACGTATACAATTCTCCATTATCTCTAATTGCAGCAGATCCGTTTTCTGAAGATGCAACGCCTTTAAATCTTTTAGTATCGGTGGGTAATTGTGTTGGTGGTGAATTGTTAATGTTTTTAAACCATTGACTATTTCCTTTTCCCCAAGCCCATAAAGTTCCATCTCTTTTTACAACTACTTCACCACCTAAAGTTTGTGGTAATCTATCTGAGTAAACTCTCTTCTGATCTTCAGAAGTTTTCCATGTCATTCCTGGACTATTAATTTGAACAGGTCTTGAAAATGTAGAACTTAAATTCGAGTTTGTCAATTGACCAAATCCATTATTTCCCCAAGTCCATAGGGTGCCATCATTTTTAGTTGCTAGCACATGGTCATAACCAAAAGTAATATAATCCCAATTAGTACCTCCAGCAAATGTAGTTACTGGTGTATATTTTGTACTATTATATTCATATAAATTGGAAGTATAATTGTCACTATTAATTCCTAGTTGACCTTGATTATTCCTTCCCCACATCCATAAGGTTCCATCAGTTTTGATTGCTCCCATAACCTGATCCCCACAAGCAACCTGTTTCCAGTCAGTTCCACCAGCAAATGTAGTTACTGGTGTTTTTCTGTAGTTGAAATCACCAAAATTGTTTATACCAAGTGTTGAATAATTTGTACTTCCTCCACCCCAAGTCCATAATGTTCCATCAAGCTTGATTGCTGCACAATTACCTGTTCCTTTAGAAACTTGCTTCCAATTATTACCACCAGCAAATGTAGTTACTGGTGTTTGAGCTGATCCACTCCGTAGATTATTTCCAAGAGCACCTGCAATCTCAGTACCATTAGTCCACAATTTTCCATTACTATCGATTGCAGACCATCCATCACTCCAAATGTATCCACATTCTACTTGTTTCCAATAAGTATTCGGAATGGTATTTACTGGAATTGATAATCTGTTAGAATACCAGACCTGATCTCCCCATTCCCATAAGGTTCCATCATCTTTAATTGCTGCCGAAGAGTTCCACTTATTTTGATTTTGATACTGATTACTTACATAACTTGACCGACGAGTATGACTACACATATACCAATTGTTACCACCAGCAAATGTCGTTATGGGACTAGAAACATAATTTTGTCTATTGGACCATCCTTGACTAATTACAGGCAAATAAGCTCTCTCAGCACCAATTCCCAAATCAAATTTTTCTCCCCAATTAAAAAGATTTCCTGATCCTATGGCAGATCTAGTTCCACCAACAGTATACCAATCAGCATTATTGGAAACTAATTGTGGAGTTATTGAATGTACATATCCAGTTTCATAACCATTATCACCATGTCCTAATTCTCCATAATAATTTGATCCCCAAGACCATAGAGATCCATCATTTTTTACAGCAAAAGATGATGACTCTGGGGCGAATCCTCCAAGTACAGTATAATCTCCACTATCAGTATAATTCCAATAAAAACTCTCACGTTGATGATATATATTTTTTGTTGCAACTGCAAGTTTCCAATCATTTCCACCTGCAAATGTAGTTACTGGAGTCCACCTATCTACTCTATCATTTGTTCCAAGTTGTCCAGTACGATTATGTCCCCAAACCCATAAACTTCCATCAGATTTGATTGCTGTACAATGAATAGATCCTGCATTAATAAGTTTCCAATCACTTCCACCAGAAAATACTGTTGTTGCAGTATATGCAACTTTAAATTGAGAACCATTCACAGTATATGTGGGTGCTACATTATTTGCGAGAATTGAATATCCCCATTGCCATAGAGTTCCATCTCGTTTAATTGCATAGGCATGTCTTTCTGCTGCAGAGATTTTTTTCCAATCACCACCAGGTATTTCTATTGGAATGGTTATATTGAGATTAGCAGCTGCTATAGCACTCCCACTAGCAGTAGGAGGTCCCCCTCCAGAGACACTGTGTTGATTATTGCTGAAATCTGCAAATGATCCTTGACATATGAGTAGTTCTGTTCCAGTAACAGCAGGTAAAGGTGCGTTTGGTACTGTGAAGTTTGATGTGTAGAGAGCATTGCCTTTGACTAGGCGGAAGTTGGAAATATAACCATCAAAGGGATACTGTAGATACGGATCATTAGGTTTTCTATCACCGATAGTAAAAGGTTCAGTATTTGTGAAATCCGTATTTATATTTGTTGAAGTATGCTCCAATATGCCATTAATATACATTTTCAAAGTACCAGAGGATCTAGTGACCGCAAGATGATACCAAGTATTATTTGCTACATCGCTACTAGATTGGTACATAATGATACCACTATTGCCATCATCTTGAGCACCAAATGTAAATTTATTCTGATAGAAAGATATATTATATGTCCAGGGTATGACTCCATCGCCTTTGCCACCAATATGAGCGTAAGTACTCGCCCCCACACTGGATAAACTTTTTACCCAACACTCAATAGTAAAATCACCTGTCCCTAAATTTAAAGTGTCATCACTTGCAATTGAGAGATAGTCATCACCATCAAATAATACACTACCCGCATTAGCAAATGGTTCTATAACACCACCAAAATTATATCCAACTGATGTTGCATCTCTTCCCCAAGACCACATGGTTCCATTTTGTTTGATACCATATCCACACGTAATATTAGAGGCAACACTTTTCCAATCAGTTCCACCTGCAAATGTAGTTACTGGAGTTGACTTTACTGCTGGCACTCCTGGGGTGTCATTAGTTCCAAAAACGTAATTATTTCCACTTTCATTTTTCCCCCAAGTCCAGTATCCTCCAGACTGAAAAATATCTGCATAAACAAATTTACTTTCAAAAGTTTGTTCTACGCCATTTTCAGTAAATCTAAGGTTGCTACTTTCGGGCATCTATCTGTAGTCACTTTCCTTTTATTTATTTTAAAAAATCAACTGGACAGATATTCTCCTTCAAAAGTTAAAGCACCTATTGATGCACTATCATGTCCTGAGAAAATAGTTTTCCAACCATTTGTAACTATATCTACCTGTACAGGTGTTAACTTGTCATCAGTACCAGAAACACCTAATTGACCATATGCATCATATCCCCATACCCATAAAGATCCATTAGTTCTTATACCAAAACATGAAGAGCCTATCATTTCAACAATTTTCCAATCATTTCCTCCACCAAATGTAGTTACTGGTGTATATCTATCTACACTATCATTTGTTCCAAGTTGTCCTCTAAAATTTATCCCCCATGTCCATAGGGTTCCATCAGTTTTGATTGCTGCAGAGCAGTTTTGTCCACAAGAAACCTGTTTCCAGTTAGTTCCACCAGCAAATGTTGTTACTGGCGTATAACTATCTGTAGTATGGTTTATTCCTAGATTGCTCCAAGTATTTGATCCCCATGCCCATAAGGTTCCATCAGTTTTGATTGCTACAGAATAACCATGACCATTAGAAACCTGTTTCCAATTATTACCACCAGCAAATGTAGTTACTGGTGTTATACTATTCTCTGATCTATTAATTCCAAGATTACCAGTTCCCCACACCCATAGGGTTCCATCAGTTTTGATTGCTGCTACACTATTAGTTCCACAAGAAGCCTGTTTCCAATCAGTTCCACCAGCAAATGTAGTTACTGGTGTTGAACTAACAGTTGCAGTATTTGTTCCCAACACCTCATACGAATTCCCCCATGTCCATAATGTTCCATTGGTTTTAATTGCAGCAGTAACATTCTTACCGCAAGAAATTTGTTTCCAATCATTGGAATATCCAATTCTTGTTGGTACTGATTTTGTGTCTGGGGAACCATTCCCCAAAAGTGCTCCAGTTCCCCAACCATACAATTTCCCATCAATGGTAATTGCATTCATTCTATCAAGGTTATTGTTATTTTGCGGATAACTATTGCCATATACGGATCCAGATTTCCACCCCAATTGGGAATAATATGTTTCATATGGTCCAGATTGATTTGCAAAATTTCCAGTTTTATTATTTCCAACTTGTCCTTCTACACCTCTTCCCCAAGACCATAAATTTCCCGTGAAGAATAGATCTGCAGACACAAATCTGTCTTCAAAAGGGATGATAGATTCTCCATCTTGATAGTTGTAATTACTTGGCATTAATTTCTTTCCAAACTTTATCTTCCAAGTAAAAAACTGGAGTATTCATCATGCGACTCCAGTTTTTTAAAAACACTAATGTATCTATATTTATCTTTTCATCTTTCATATTTGTGACTTTAAGATATTGACCTTTATCACCATTTTCAATGGAAACTAGTATCCCACACTTATCAGGTCTCATTTCTAGTGGGAAAAGTTCTTGTGCCCAAGCACAGAAATATTTTGCACAAACTTCTGGACGTTTTTCATGAATGCTACAACCTGATCCACACAAATATTTACAAGATTTTCCTCCACCAAATTCATATCCATAAGCATCCCCATTTAACCAGGTACAGCAAGCAGTACACTCTCCACATTCTCTCATTGCATATATTCCCCCTCTGCAAAGAAGTGGGTATATGGGTCATAGTCTCCCAACCCCTTTTTAACTGGAATAGGATGATTTGATACAAACTCTTCATCTTCTCCACATTCCTGAAGAGATTTTGCATTGCAGTTGGGATTGGTCCCAATCCAAAATTCTCTATCAAATCTATAATCAGTTTCAAGATACTTATGATCTAGTGTTTGAATATAAGATGCATTTGCCCACCAGAAATTTCCACAGAAACATCCTAGTCCAGTGTTCTGAGTTAATTCTCCATTGGACCATAATGTTGGTCCTAATGGTTTAAAACTTTGCCCAACACAATCATATTCGTCGAGATAATCAACACACTCTTTCCACCTATCAATTACAAAATATTCCATCATCAATCTCCAGGAGTCTGCAATTAAGGTTTGCTTACTACCACCTTTTAAATGAAAGTACAAAATCTTGTAGTCTGGATTTTTATATGCAAAATCTTTCAATGCAACTAAAGTGTCTGTCTCTTCACTTAAATTTTTATTGTGGACAACTTTTGCTCCATTTGGAACATTAAACATTTCTTGATCACCATTCACTCCAATATGAATATGATCTGCTGCTTTAATTAATTTGGAAGCATGAAGTCTATGTATTTGTTGTTGGTAAATAAAAGCTGTAATTCCTGCTTGAAAGGTGTGATAAAATATTGCTATCTTCATAGTGAATATCTATCTCCATTCATACCCTTAATAACATCTAGTCCAAGAACAGGTATATTAACAATCTTATTTTTATCTAAGAAATTGTAGAGAGTGTGTTCAATGTCAGTACCCGAAGTATATTGAATTGATTTTTCCATATATTCAAAACTATTATATAAACTCATTATAGTATTATGAAGAAGTAATTTATCAAATGACCACAGACCAGTCACAAGTTGACC